AGGTGTAGGAATTACCAAATCACCAGTTAAACACAACTCAGCTTCTGGTAGAAGTCATATACATAGTAAATATCACACTTCTTATGAAGGAGATGCTACTTTTCCTAAAGATAAAAAGAAAGGTGGACCAGTTGTAAAAGGAGATCACGGACCAAGTAGATTTAAAAAACAAAAACAAGAAGCAGAAGCTAATAAAGAAAATAAAGAAAAATAACTAAAATAACTAAGCAATGAACTCACCATTAAAAAATCAAAATAAGGGATACGAATCCCCAAAACAAGAAAAAGCAAACTTGATGCATGATAATCCAATAGCAAAAGACGCTAGTGGAGGAAGAGATAAATCTTTTATGTCTAAGCATTCAAAATCAAGAATGTAACAGTACGAGAACTGTTTAAAACTCGAGTCAAACAATAACAATAACAATAACAAAAACATAACAAAATGGCAAAATTTGTAAAATTTAAAATTTCTAACGGTACTACTTTAGCTGCTGGTGGAAACTACGCAAGAGACGTACTCGTTAATATTGACGATATTGAAAACGTAGCTGATGCTGTAAATGGTGGTGTTTATACTGCAATTGTAACACTAAAAGGTATTGTAGGATTAGAAGCTGGTCATGCTAATGGCGCTACTGTTCCTGCTGGTACTATTGGTGGTAGAATACTTACTTTAACTGTATCTACTTCTGCTACTGCTGCTGTAAATCCAACAGCTATTACAGTTAGTGGAAACATGCCTTCGCAAGCAATTATGAGAGCTATGACTGCAAACCCAGGTGGTGTTGCTGCAAGTGCTCAACTAGGCTTAGATGGTGGTGGTGTAAGACCAGCTGATGACCAAATGTATTGGTCAAGTGCGGTATTCAGTTCTGATAACACTTTATAAACTAAATTATGAAATCTAGAGGCTTAGGTGACAACATAGAGAAGTTTACAAAAGCTTCAGGTATCAAAAAGTTAGTTGATAATGTATCAAAAGGTTTAAACATTCCCTGCGGCTGTTCAGGTCGTAGGGATGCTTTAAACAAAATGTTTCCTTCAAAAAAATAATTATGGCTTTTAAACTAAACAATCCTCCGTATACTAAAAAAACTCCGGTATATCATGTACCTATGGAAGATGGTGTAATGGGTAAAGCTAATAATAATGGAACTATTATTATAAATAAAGATGTAGATCCTGAGCAAGCAGAAAAAGTAGTAGCTCATGAAGAGGTTCACATTGATCAAATGAAAAGAGGTGATTTAAATTATGATGATGAAAACGTGTACTGGAAAGGAAAGACATATCCAAGAAGCGAAATGAATGAAGGTGATTCTGCTTTACCTTGGGAAGATGAAGCATATAAAAAAGTAGTATGAGTAAAAAGAAATTCAAAGACACAACCGTTGGACAATTATTGTTTGGAGCAGCTTCTGTAATAAATCCTACTTTAGGAAATATATTACAAGGCGTAACTTCACCAAAAGAGGCTATTGAAGCTATTACTAAAGCCGATGCTCCTGCAGAGGATAAGGTAAAACTACAACAAATAATATACGAACAACAAACAAAAGAAATAGAAGCTATCACATCTAGATGGAAAGCGGATTCTATGTCTGATTCATGGCTAAGTAAAAATGTACGTCCACTAGTATTAGTGTGGTGTATAGTTATATTTTCAATGGCAGGAATTTTAGACAGTATAGAGACGCTACCATTTCATATAAATGAATTATGGAATGATACTTTCGAGAAAATAATGATGTCAGTCGTCTTAGCCTATTTCGGTGGACGAACGACGGAAAAAGCAAGTAATATATTTAAACAAAAATAAAAATTAAAATGGGATATTTTAGCAAAGCAATAGCTATAACAAAAAGCGATACAATAAATACTCTTCCAGCATGGGAATTTATGAATCAAACTGGAACTCTAGGTACTTACTTAGCAGGTTCTTTAATTTATGTTGGAGGTGCAGGAGATGTTAATGTTATCCCTGCAGGAACAGTAGGTGTACAAAACACAGTAATATCTTTAAGTATGATTAACGATCAAAGAGGTACTAACTATACAGCTGCTAATAACGTTGCCACAACATCAACTGGTAGTGGATCAGGTTTAACAGTTAATACTACCGTTGCCTTTCAATTAGTAACTGCTGTTGCTGTAGGTAATAGTGCTGGTAGTGAATACAAAGTAGGTGATATAATAACAATTACTGGTGGTGACGCTAATGCTAAAGCTACAATAACAGAAATAAAAAGTTTATTACCTGTTGTAGGAGATGGAGTTGAATTTTCTGGATTAGACGCGGGAGATATTGTACCTATATATGTTGATTACGTATTAAGTACAAATACTAGCGCTACATTGTTAGTAGCTGGTAGAGAATCATCTATGTAAATAATTAATATACGGGTGACTATATAAATAAGAATAATAACAAATTAAATTAAATTAAAATTATGAGTAAAGAAATTAAAAAAATTACTGACGAGCAATTAGAAAAAGTAAATAAACAGCAAAATGAACTTAGTGAATTACTAAGATCATTAGGTGTATTAGATGTTCAAAAACAAAATTTACATCAAAAAATTAGTGATCTTTCTAAAGTTATTGAAGAAACTAAAAAAGAATTAGAGGAAGAATATGGTTCTGTTAATATCGATTTAAAAGACGGATCATATACTGACATCGAAAAAGAAGATGCAAAGTAATATTAGAAAAATCAGTATTGGATCTGATTATAAAAATGATGCCATGCATTACGCGATTGGACAACAGGTCTATGGTGGACATGATATAGCTTATATCGTATATGATGAATCCGATAATTCTTATAATATTTATATAAAGAAAAACAATGAGGTGTTGCCTTGGAAGAAGTTTAATTCTAACATGGCAATATCTGTTGAGTATGATTTAGAATACTAATGAAAAGTTTATATGATTTTATTATACAACCTTTAGGTGATAAATATAGTAACACGGTAAAGATTGGAAACAAAAATATTGTTGTTAATACTAAAATTGAAAACTGGAAGTTTGTAAATAGATTAGCAATAGTAAAACAAACTCCTTTAGCTTTTAATACTAAAATAAAAGTAGGAGATATTGTAGTAATTCATCAAAATGTTTTTAGAACCTTTTATGATATGAGAGGTGAAAAAAAGAAAAGTAGATCTTACTTTAAAGATGATTTGTATTTTTGTGCTATTGATCAGGTATATTTATATAAAAATAAAGAAGGTTGGCATAGTTTTGGCGATAGATGTTTTATAAAACCTATTAAAGATACTGATGATCTAACGTTAGATAAAGAGAAAAAGTTAATTGGCATATTAAAATATGGTAATAACTCATTAAACGCACTTAATATTAACCCAGAAGACTTGGTAGGTTATACGCCGAATGGAGAATGGGAGTTTTTAGTAGAAGGAGAGCGTTTATATTGTATGAAATCAAATGATATTGTTATAAAGTATGAGCGTAAAGGAAACGAAAAAGAATATAATCCAAGCTGGGCGAGTAGCAGTTAAAGAATTAATTAAAGTTGCTAAAGAACCCATTATAGATTTTGGACCAGATATTTCCGCAGATAGATTAAAGAATGCTGCAGCTACTAAAAAATTAGCAATATTTGATGCTTTTGAGATTTTGAATAGAATACAAGAAGAGCAAGATATGTTAGAAAATAAACCTAAAGAAGTGAAAAAAGAAACTACTTTTAAAGGTTTTGCAGAAGGGAGATCTAAGTAATGTACGAGCAAACTTTATATAAAGTATTACCTAATTATATTAAACCTAAAACTCTTAAAAAACAAAATAAATTTAAGAAGTGGGAGTATGGATATAATGAAGATCACGATATGGTGATTATATCTAAAACAGGTGAAATAGGTGAGGTATATGAAATTCAAAATTTAAAAATAGCTTTACCTAAAAAAGAAAAGGTTCATAAATTTGAAAATGATAGATGGAGTAAAACTGAATATCCTAAAGCTTTAAGTAAAATTAAAACGGTTTTTGATTGGAAACAATATCCTCAAGACTTTAAAGAAAAGTGGTTTGAATATATTGATGAAGAATTTAAAAAACGTGAAGAAGGTTATTGGTTTTATAACAATGGAAAAGCTACTTATATTACAGGTACTCATTACATGTATCTACAATGGTCTAAAATTGATGTTGGAGCACCAGATTATAGAGAAGCAAATAGATTATTCTTTTTATTTTGGGAAGCTTGTAAAGCTGATATAAGAGCATATGGAATGTGTTATCTTAAGAATAGACGTTCTGGATTTTCTTTTATGGCTTCAGGAGAAGTTGTAAACTTAGCTACAATATCTAGTGATTCAAGATATGGAATACTATCTAAAACAGGTCCTGATGCTAAAAAAATGTTTACCGACAAAGTAGTTCCAATATCAGTTAACTATCCTTTCTTTTTTAAACCGATTCAAGATGGTATGGATCGACCTAAAACAGAATTAGCATATAGAGTACCTGCTTCTAAATTTACTAGAAAAAGTATAGAATCAGGAAGTGAGGATTTAGAGCTACAAGGTCTTGATACAACGATTGACTGGAAAAATACAGGGGACAATAGTTATGATGGTGAAAAACTAAAACTATTAGTACATGATGAATCTGGTAAATGGGAAAGACCAAACAATATTTTAAATAACTGGAGGGTTACAAAAACCACTCTAAGACTTGGTAGTAGGATTATTGGTAAATGTATGATGGGATCAACATCTAACGCATTAGATAAAGGAGGTAGAAATTTTAAAAAACTATATGATGATTCAGATGTTACGAAAAGAAACAGCAATGGACAGACTCGCTCAGGACTATATTCTTTGTTCATTCCTATGGAATGGAATTACGAAGGATACATTGATTCTTACGGGATGCCTGTATTCGACACTCCACAAAGAAAAGTGCATGGACCTCATGGAGTACCAATTAAACTCGGAGTTGTTAAATATTGGGAGAATGAGGTAGAAGGATTAAAAGAAGATCAAGATGGTTTAAATGAATTCTATAGACAATTCCCAAGAACCACTAAGCACGCTTTTAGAGATGAATCTAAATCATCTTTATTTAATCTTACAAAAATATATCAACAGATAGATTTTAATGAAGATTTAAAAAACACATTAGGGGTTTCAAAAGGTAGTTTTCAATGGGAAAATGGTCATAAAGATACAAAAGTTATATTTGTTCCAAACAATCAAGGAAGATTTTTAGTAACGTGGGTTCCACCTACGCATCTTCAAAACAAAAGATATTTAAAAAATGGAGTTAATTATCCTAGTAATGAGCATTGTGGTGCTTTTGGATGTGACCCATATGATATATCTGGAACTGTAGACAAAAGAGGATCTAATGGATCTTTACACGGTTTAACAAAATTTAGCATGGAAGAAGTTCCACCTAATCATTTTTTCTTAGAATATATAGCGCGTCCACAAACTGCTGAAATATTTTTTGAAGATGTACTTATGGCTTGTGTATTTTACGGCATGCCAATATTAGCAGAAAACAATAAACCAAGATTACTTTATTATTTTAAACGTAGAGGTTATAGAGGTTTTGCTATGAACAGACCAGATAAAAAAAGAAATAAATTATCTGTTACAGAAAGAGAAATAGGTGGTATACCTAATTCAAGTGAAGACATTAAACAAGCTCACGCATCTGCTATTGAAACCTACATAGAACATTTTGTAGGTTTAAAAGAAGTAGGTTATGGAGATATGTATTTTCAAAGAACATTAGAAGATTGGTCTAGATTTAATATAAATAATAGAACAACTCATGATGCTTCAATTAGTTCAGGTTTAGCTTTAATGGCTTGTAACAAACACAGGTATTCACCTGTTAACAAGAGAGAATTAAAAGCTGTTGATCTAGGTATAAAAAAATACAACAATAAAGGAACTTTATCAAAAATTATAAATTAATGAATATATATACTAATACCAATAGTGCTTTCCCTAGTCAAGTAGTGAGTGATGCTGAAAAAGCAAGTATTGAATATGGGAGTCAAGTTGCTATGGCCATAGAATATGAATGGTTTAAGACAGGAAGAACTAATGGAAATAGGTATTTAACTAATTGGAATCAATTCCACCAATTAAGATTATATGCTCGTGGAGAACAAAGCATACAAAAATACAAAGATGAATTATCTATTAATGGTGATTTGTCTTATCTTAATTTAGATTGGCAACCAGTTCCTATATTATCTAAATTTGTAGATATAGTTGTAAACGGTATATCAGCTAAAACATATGATATTAAAGCTTATGCTCAAGATCCAGAGTCTATAAAGCAAAGAACTAAGTACGCTGCTAAAATACAAGAGGATATGCTTGCTAGAGAATATCTTAATTCTTTAAAGCAATCTTTAGGTATAAATTTATACCAAAGCTCTTCACCTGAAATACTACCTGAAACTCCTGAAGAACTTGAACTTCACATGCAACTATCTTATAAGCAAAGTATAGAGATAGCTGAAGAAGAAGCTATATCTTCTGTTATGGATCATAACAAATACGATTTAACAAAGCGAAGATTAAACATGGACTTAGCTGTTTGTGGTATTGCAGCTTGTAAAACAAACTTTAATACAGCTGAGGGTATAACAGTAGATTATGTAGATCCAGCTTATATGGTTTATTCATATACTGAAGATCCTAATTTTGAAGATATATATTATGTAGGAGAAATAAAGTCTATTACAATTCCTGAACTTAAAAAAGAATTTCCTGATATATCTAATGAAGAATTAGAAAGAATACAGAAAATGCCTGGAAATAGAAATTATATTACAGGTTGGGGAGGTTATGATGAAAATACTGTTCAAATAATGTATTTTGATTATAAAACATATCATAACCAAGTATTTAAAATAAAACAAACAGATCAAGGTTTAGAAAAAGCCTTAGAAAAAGATGATACTTTTAATCCTCCACAAAATGATGGTTTTGAAAAAGTAAGTAGAAGTATAGAGGTTTTATATAGTGGTGCTAAAGTGCTAGGAACTGATACTATGTTAAAGTGGGAACTTGCTGAAAACATGTCTAGACCTATGTCAGATACTACAAAAGTAGAAATGAATTACGCGATATGCGCGCCACGTATGTATAAAGGTAGAATAGAATCACTTGTAAGTAAGTGTATTGGTTTTGCTGATATGATACAATTAACCCACTTAAAACTACAACAAGTGTTAGCTAAAATGGTACCAGACGGTGTTTATTTAGACATGGACGGTCTTGCTGAAGTTGATTTAGGTAACGGAACTAACTATAATCCAGCAGAAGCATTAAATATGTATTTCCAAACTGGTAGTATTGTTGGTAGATCTCTTACTCAAGATGGTGATATGAATCCTGGAAAAGTTCCTATTCAAGAATTAACAGCTAGTTCTGGCCAAGGTAAGATACAAAGTTTAATTTCTACATATCAATATTATTTACAAATGATAAGAGATGTGACGGGATTAAATGAAGCGAGAGATGGTAGTACACCAGATAAACAAACATTAGTTGGTTTACAAAAAATGGCAGCTAACGCGTCTAACGTAGCTACTAGACACATCAAACAAGCTGGTTTATATATAACATTAAGGATAGCAGAAAATATTGCTTTAAAAATAGCAGACGCATTAGAATTTCCATTAACAGCTGAGTCTTTAGTTAATAATATTTCTAATTACAATGTAAATACTTTGATTGAGGTTCAAAACCTTAATCTTCATGATTTTGGTATATATTTAGAATTAGAACCAGACGAGGAACAGCAAGCTCAATTAGAGCAAAATATTCAAATGGCTTTACAGCAAGGTGGGATTGATTTAGAAGATGCTATAGATTTAAGACAAATAAAAAACCTTAAATTAGCTAATCAGTTATTAAAAGTAAAACGTAAAGCTAAAGGTAAGCAAGATCAAGAAAACTCTATGGCTCAAGCTAGAGCTCAATCTGAAGCTCAAGCTGATGCAGCTGAAAAAATAGGTTTAGCAGAAGTTCAAAAACAAGAAGCTATTTCTGGATCTAAAGTTCAATATGAACAAGCAAGATCTCAGATGGAGATTCAACGTATGCAAACCGCTGCACAATTAGAACAAGAAAAAATGCAGGCTCAATTCCAGTATGATATGCAATTAAAGCAGATGGATATGCAGTCAATGCAAGATAAAGAACAAAGAATAGAAGATCGTAAAGATAAGCGTATAAAAATGGAAGGTACGCAACAAAGTCAGATGATAGATCAAAGAAAAAATGATTTAATGCCAATTGATTTTGAAAAAGAAGGTGCAAATCCACAAGCTGATGGAATGCCGCAAGGACCAACAGCTTAATTATTAATTATTTAATTATATTATATTATGTCAGAATTAAAAACAAATGAACCTGTTAAACAGGAAGGTGACTTTAAAATAAAGTCTAAGCCTAAAAAACCTAAACAATTAGGTAATAGTGAACAGGAAGTAAAGAAAGTAAATTTAAAAGAACCGTTAGTAGAAATACCTAACGATGTTACCAAGGTTACAATACCTAAGGAAGCACTTAAAGAAGAAAACAATGCCATTCAAATCGGAGAAACAAAGGAAGTACCTGTGGAAAAACCATCCGGAGATAGCGCAGAGGTGGGAGAACCTATACAAGAGTCCAACGAGACTACTGAAGGGTTTTCTCCAATCAAAGAAGTAACGGAAGAAGTTAAAAAAGTAGAAGCAGAAATAAAAGAAGCTATTAGAGATGAAAAAGTATTAGGTAAACAATTACCTGAGAATATCGAAAAACTAGTTAATTTTATGGAAGAAACTGGTGGGACAATAGAAGATTACACTAGATTAAATGCTGATTATACTACTGTAGATGATACTACTTTATTAAAAGAATATTATAAGCAGACTAAACCACATTTAGATGCTGAAGAAATAGACTTTATCATGGAAGATAAATTCGATTTCGATACAGAAATTGACGAAGAGCGTGACGTCAAAAAGAAAAAACTCGCTAAAAAAGAGGAGATTGCAAAAGCTAAAAGCTTTTTAGAAGAAACTAAGAATAAATATTACGACGAAATCAAGTTGAGAACCGGCGTAACTCAGGATCAACAAAAAGCTATGGACTTTTTCAATCGATACAATAAGCAGCAAGAAATAGCTGAGCAACAACATCAAACATTCCAGGAAAATACAAAACAACTTTTCAATGAAAATTTCGAAGGTTTCGATATATCGGTGGGAGATAAAAAATATAAGTACAATATAAAGGATGTAGATAAAGTTGCTGAAAACCAATCAAACATTAACAATTTAGTTAAGAAGTTCTTAGACAATGAAGGTAATGTTACTGATGCGGCTGGTTATCACAAAGCAATTTATGCGGCTGAAAATGTAGATAGAATCGCGTCTCATTTTTATGAGCAAGGAAAAGCAGATGCAGTTAAAGACGTGGTGAATAAATCTAAAAATTTATCACCTATAAAAGCTAGAACCCAACAAGGTGAAGTTTTTGTAAATGGCTTTAAAGTTAAATCTGTTTCTGGAGCTGATTCTTCTAAATTAAAAATCAAAAGAAGAAAATTTAACTAATTAAAAATTTAAAATTATGAGTTTATCTCCACAATTTGGTAGTATTATTCCAAGTCCGATTCAAACTCCATCACCTTCAGCTTATTTAGCTTTTAACGGTGGAGCGAATGACTTTGCGCAACAATATTTACCAGAAATTTACGAACAAGAAGTAGAGCGTTATGGAAACAGAACGTTATCTGGCTTTTTGAGAATGGTTGGGGCAGAAATGCCAATGACCTCAGATCAAGTAATCTGGTCTGAACAAAATAGATTACATATATCCTATGACAACTGTAGCGTAGCTGCAGGAGGAGGAGCTGGTGCTGGTTTAGCATCTGTTGTTACAATTCCAGTTGGTGCAGGTGTAACTAACGTTATATCTATTAACGATACTGTTGTACTTTTAGACCCTAACGGTCAAGAAGCTAAAGGTATTGTTACAGCAAGAGCTGCTGGTAACGTAACAGTTCAACCATTTGCTAACGCAACATTTGATGCACAGGGAATTAGTATTGCTGCTGCAACAATTAAAATGTTTGTTTATGGTTCTGACTACACTAAAGGAACTAGCTTAGCTGCTGGTGGTGTAGGTAATTCAAACGCTAGAATAAGCGTTGACCCTTCATTCACACAGTTTTCTAACTCACCAGTGATCATAAGAGATCAGTACGTTGTTACTGGATCTGATATGGCACAGATTGGTTGGGTTGAAGTTGCTACTGAAGATGGTGCTTCTGGATACCTTTGGTATTTAAAAGCTGAATCTGAAACTAGATTAAGATTCGAAGATTACTTAGAAATGGCAATGGTAGAAGGTGAATTAAACGCTAACGTTAATGGTGCTGCAGGAAGTTATGCTACTGCTGTTTTACCAGGTACGCAAGGTTTATTTGCTGCTATTAGAGCTAGAGGTAATGTAAACGTTGGTTTTACAGCGGCTGCAGGACTTGATGAGTTTGATGCTATTCTTAAAAACCTAGATACTCAAGGAGCTATTGAAGAAAACATGTTATTCTTACAGAGACAAACATCTCTTGATTTTGATGATATGTTAGCTTCTATCTCTGGTGGTTTCGCTGGTGGTACTGCTTTCGGTTTATTCGAAAATTCAGAAGAAATGGCACTTAACTTAGGTTTCTCTGGTTTTAGAAGAGGTTCTTATGACTTCTATAAAACTGATTGGAAATACTTAAACGACGCTTCTACAAGAGGTGCTATCGTTGGTGTTAATTCAATTGAAGGTGTATTAGTTCCTGCTGGAACAAGCACAGTTTATGATCAAATCTTAGGTACTAACATTAGAAGACCTTTCTTACATGTAAGATATAGAGCTTCTCAAGGTGACGACAGAAGAATGAAATCATGGTTAACTGGTGCTGCTGGTGGTGCATTTACTTCAACTCTTGATGCTATGGAAGTTAACTTCCTATCTGAAAGATGTTTAGTAACTCAAGCTGCTAACAACTTCGTTTTATTCCAAGGATTATAGTAATCCAAATTTAAATAATTATCCCCGTCTTCGGGCGGGGTAATTATTATTAACTATTTAATTATATTATATTATGTCAAAAAATGAAAAAAAAGTAGAGGTTAAAAAACCTCAAGGCCCAAAATGGGAAGTAAGAGATAGAGTTTATTATTTAAAAGGAGATAAGTCTCCTTTAACTTTAACAATACCAGGTAAGCATTCAAAAAAGCATGCGTTACTCTGGTTTGACGAGACTACAGGAAAACAAAGAGAAATAAGATATGCAACCAATCAAGATTCACCATTAGTCGATGAGCAAAAAGGTGAAGCAACGATGGGTCATATAATTTTTAGAGACGGTTTTTTAAAAGTTCCTAAACATAAACAGAATTTACAAAAACTACTTTCACTATATCACCCTTTAAAAAATAAAACATATGAAGAGTATAGTGCTGTAGCAGAAGCTAAAGATGAACTATATGATTTAGAAATGGAAATAGAAGCATTAAATGCAGCTAGAAACATAGACATAGATCATGCTGAAGCTATATTAAGAGTTGAAAAAGGTTCTGAAGTAAATAATATGAGCTCTAAAGAAATTAAAAGAGATTTATTATTGTTTGCGAAAAATAACTCAAAGTTATTTATTGCATTAGCTAATGATGAGAATGTGCAGTTGAGAAATTTTGCTATTAAAGCTAGGGAACTAGGTATAATAAAGCTATCTCAAGATCAAAGAACGTTCTCTTGGGGATCAAATGACAGGAAATTAATGAATGTTCCTTTTGATGAAAACCCTTATTCAGCTTTTGCTGCTTTCTTGAAAACAGATGAGGGAGTAGAAATTTATAAATCTATAGATAAAAAGCTCAATTAACAAGTGATAATAATAGAGGGGTGACACTTTGTCACCTCTGTATTATAATAAAAAAAATATAATGGCAGTAAATATAAATACAGTATACACAACAGTCTTGTACATATTAAACAAAGAACAAAGAGGATATGTTACTCCATCAGAGTTTAATAGTATTTCTGCTCAAGTACAAAACGAAATATTTCAAGCTTATTTTCCAGACGGAAATCAAGTTAATAGATACAATCAAAACAATCAACAGAATGACACAGAGTTCTTTAACATGTTTAAAGACACTGCTTATAAGTTATATCCATTTGAACAAGATATAGCTTTTACTTATGTCGGTGGTAATACAGCTTGGCAAAACAACACCGCAAACGTTATCTACAAATTAGGTCAAATAATGTCTACATACAATACAACAAACGTAAACAATCCAGTACGTAATTCAATAACTCAATTAACTAGTAAAAAAGATTTTGAATTAATTACAAGATCTAATTTAACTAGTCCTACCAATCAATATCCTATATGTTACACTACTAATAATGCTGGTTCATTAATAATAAGAGTATCTCCTAATCCAGATGTTTTAAGTATAAATTGCTTAACTGTTCCTACAGCTCCTATTTGGGGTTTTACTACTGGTAATTTAGGTCAATATATATACAATGCTGGTACTTCTACGGATTTTGAATTAGATATTTCAGAACAAACTAATATTATAACACAAGTCTTAAAATATTGTGGTATAATAATAAACGATCCTACAATAATACAAACTGCGGAACAAGAAGCAATGTCAGTTTCACAAAATGAAAAATCATAATGGCGCAAATAACAGAAACTAACCAACAATATTATCAAGGCTCACAAGGCTTTAGAGGAACAGGAGGTGCACTAACTATAACAACTACGTTTAATACTGATCTTTTGTATGGTAGTTGGAATCCAGCAGTAGCTGAATATGCTTTAAATAATTTTAAAATATATACTAGTACTACAGGTTTTCCAGGTAGTTGGACTGAGTATGTGTTACAATATTCTGTAACTGGAAACGCTATAACATTTGCTGCTAACCCTGCTAATAATTTATATATAGTTGTACAATTAAAAATATTAACTGGTGGTCAGTATGCTAATACTCCAGCAGAAGAAGCCGTAGGAGATGCAGTAGAAGAAAACTATGGGAGCTATCAATATATAAAACTAGGAGATATAATAGATAATTATATGGTTGGTTATGTAGGTGATGGAAAAATACTTCAAACTGCTAAAAAATCAGATGTATTATTTTTTGCTAAACGATCTTTACAAGAATTTAGTTATGATACTTTAAAAAGTATTAAATCTCAAGAATTAACTGTACCAGATAATTTATCTTTAATTATGCCACAAGATTATGTTAATTATGTGGCATTGTCTTGGATAGATCATTATGGGGTAAAAAGACCTTTATATCCTAACAATAATTTAACTATAAACCCTTACACTAAATTATTACAAGATGAATCAGGAATACCAACTCAAGATAATTTTGGTGAAGATTTAGAAGGAACGTCAATAACTGTAGAAAGATGGCAAGATACTAACCCTAATAGATTATTAAATGAAGAAGCTTTATATCTTCAAGATGAATGGGCTTATGGATGGTACTCTAATGATTTTGGTTCCGGACCATGGAATTGGGGAAGATTATATGGAATAGATCCTCAATATTCTAACACTAATGGATGGTTTGGGATAAATGAAAGAGAAGGTAAGTTTACTTTTTCTAGTAACTTAAGAGATAGATTAATTGTGTTAGAGTATATATCTGATGGACTTGCTTATGATTTAGATACTAGAGTACCTAAAATGGCTGAAGAAGCAATGTATATGAGTATATCATATAATTTATTAGCTGGTAGAGCAGGTGTTCCTGAAGGTCTAGTAGCAAGATTTAAAAAAGATAGAAGAGCAGCGTTGAGAAATGCTAAGATAAGATTATCAAATATTAAACTTGAAGAAATAGTTCAAGTAATGAGGGGTCAATCTAAATGGATTAAACACTAAAATTTAATGGCAAAAGTAACCAATAATTTCATTAAAGGTAGAATGAATAAAGATCTTGATGATCGATTATTACCTAGAGATGAATATAGAAATGCAGTAAATGCTCAGGTAAGTAGATCTGAAGGTCCTAATGTTGGAGCATTAGAAAATGTTTTAGGAAATATTTTATCTTTTGATTTTAGAGAATTATGTAATAATGATAATTTATTTTCTATAGGTTATTGCACTGACGAAATAAATAATAGAGTTTTTTTATTTTTAACAGATAACACAGGTGATGCTTATAAAGTTTCTTCTGGATCAGGTAAGACTTCTTACATAGTAATGTATAATGCGATTACCGAAGCAGGTTCTATATTAGTTAATGGTGATTTTTTAAATTTTTCTACAATGTTCCCAATAACTGGTGTAAATATATTAGAAGATTTATTGTTTTGGACAGATAATAGAAACCAACCAAGAGTAATAAATATATCTCTAGCTAATCCAAACAACGGTAGTAATCCCGCCTACTATACAACTGAAGATCAAATATCTGTTGCTAAATACAACCCTTATCAACCAATAGAATTATATAGACCAGCTTCTAATACAGCAACTGATTACGAAACATCTATGTATGATGTTGTAAGTAGGTATTATCCTGATGGTGGTGAAGGTGTTACAACCCAACAATATCAAAGTAGTGGTACAACAATGAGAATTGCTAGAGCAGGCTATCAAGGTGATTTACCTTATGGTGCTACTATAGCTTATATTAAAGATGGTGAGTTTTTTGAAACAGGTCAAACGGTAACTGCTGTATCAGGTGCAAACAACACTTATTTTCAACTAACTGTTCCAACAGAATCCCCTACATACACTATAGACACTGGCACAACCGTTATATTTAATTACAACCCTTATTATCAAATTGATTACAATGGTGATTCAGATTATTTAGAAGAATTATTTGTAAGATTTGCTTATAGATATAAGTTTGAAAATGGTGAATACTCTATAATGTCACCGTTTACTCAAGAATGTTTTATACCAAAACAAGATGGTTATTTTAGATATAAGGTAAATGAAGAAAGTGCTACAGCAGGTGTGGGTGCTAAAAATAATAGTCCTATACTGGATATTCAAGATGAAGAAGATACCTATAGAAGTACTGTTGTTGAATTTATGGAAAATAAAGTTAATAAAATAACATTAAGAATACCATTACCGGCAACTTCTAGTAATTTAAATAAAACTTTTAAAATAACAGATATAGATATATTGTATAAAGAATCTAATTCAAACAATATAAATGTTATTGAAACAGTTCCAATATCTAGGGTAAAAAATGGATATGGTAGAGCGGATGTAAACGGCGCAACAACTACTACTACATCTGTAGCTATAGACAATGTATCAGGTTCTATTAAAGTAGGTGCTTTAGTTAGTGGAGATGGTATAGTTAACAACCCTACTGTAGTAAGTTATGACGGTGGAAGTGCTCTTGTTTTATCTACTCCTCAAAGTTTAGCAAATAACGCTGGTTTAACGTTTGGTGATTCTAGTGTTTTTGAATATGAATATCAATCTACAAAACCCTATAAAGTTTTACCTTCTAGTGAAACAACAAGAACATATGACAAAATACCTGTAAGAGCTTTGTCTCAAGAAATTATAAGTAATAGAGTAGTGTATGGAAATTTCTTAGATAAACACACTCCTCCAAATACTATAGATTATAATGTTGCGGTAAGCGCAAAATCTGATTTTAATTTAGGTACAGCAACAACTACAAACACTGCTTTAGAACCTCAAGGAGAAACTGTTATTGCTATAAATACACCAACTGGTTCATGGGCAAATGGATATGTAGTAACATCTAATGTTGCTGGAGCAATTCCAGGTAATACTGTTATTGCTTCAAATACTGGTACTACAATTACATTATCTGCCGCGTTAGGTGGTGCTTTAGCCGCGAATTCAACGCTTACTTTTACCGCGCCTAACAATGTAAGATACACAACAAGTAAAATAGAATATCCTAACCACTCGTTAAAACAAAATAGAAATTATCAAGTAGGTATAGTATTATCAGATAAGTTTGGTAGACAATCTACAGTAATATTATCTGAGGGAGATAGCTCTGTTAAATTTAATAATGAATCTTATTTAGGTTCTACTGTTTTTTCAAGATACATAGCTTCAAGTGTAGAAGCTTTATCTTTTCCTGGAAATTCTTTAAAAGTTTTATTTAATAATCCTATATCAGGTGGAACAACAGGTGTATATAATGGTGATCCTACTAGTGTAGATTATAATCCATTAGGTTGGTACTCTTATAAAGTAGTTGTAAAACAAACAGAACAAGAATATTACAATGTTTATTTACCTGGTGTAATGGCTGCTTATCCTACAGATCCAACTAAAGAATTAGGTAAAACATCTCACGCTGTATTATTTAATGATAATATTAATAAAGTCCCTAGAGATTTAATAGAAGTAGGACCAGAACAAAAACAATTTAGAAGTAGTGTTGTATTACACGGAAGAGTAGAAAATGTAAACAGTACTGATGTTTGGCAGAATAATGCTCAATATTATCCTGGAAGTATTGCTCCTATAGTGAGTGTTATAGCTACTGATGATGATATGTTTAACGGTATATCTCAAACTGGCTACGTTGGAAGTCCAGATTTTTATAATGTTATTTCAAATCCTTTAATAGGAAGAATTAATACACCTTCTGGAAAATTTGGTGTGGCGTCGGTTATAACAACGGCAGATGCTTTAGCTGCTACAGCTACAACACCAGCCGCAACTTTAAGTGAAATAAATATAGACATAAGTACTATTGATCCTATATTTACCTCTGGTGGAAATCCAGTGCCTGGAAACAGTATAAGAGTTGGTCAAACAATAACTGGACCTGGTATAGCTGATGGAACAACTATAATACAAGCTCAAAACGACAATCCAGCTTGGCAAATAACATTAAGTCAACCACATTCAGGTGTTAACGCGGGAGATACTTTCACCTTTACACCAACAAATGATTCTCCATTTATGGGTTGGGTTACAATGCCTCAGTTAGCTGTTATGGAAACAGATCCTGTAGAATCTAATTTAGATATATTTTGGGAAACAAGCACAGCTGGTTTGATAACTGATTTAAATCAAGCAATATCAGGTGGTACTGCTGAAGGTGTTTCGTTTGGTTTTAATACTAATGACTTTGATGAAGGAATAAATACACAAGTAGGAAACAATGAAATGTGTTCATCAGATTTTTCTATACTAGATCAATTTGGTAACACAATAGTTTACGCGGCAACTAATCCACCTCAATTTCAATTAGTAGAGGTTAGAGATTTTAATAACAATGTAATTACTAGTACTAATGAAGGAGTTAGTAATACAGCGGTGTTTAATTTAGTAAGAGATGGTAATAACTATAATGTAAAGGTTCAAGATACTTTTTACTATAGCAATCAGCACGCTACTAATGATACTTATTCTTTTAAATTTGAAATTAACCACGCTGGTATTCAGACGTTTATTACAAAACAACCTGTGTCTTTGATAAATTTAGCTCCTGTAGTTTTAGCCAGTACATGTGGTAATCCTCCTATTTATGTTCCAGGAACCGGTAATGGTTCAAATGCTTTAGGAACTTTTAAAGTTCTTCAAGCAACAAATGGAGCTGCTTTTGGACTAGGAGTAACAAATCCTCAAGCTTGGAAAGATTTAACATGGAGACTTACAGTTACTAAAGGTGGTGTAGATTATGGTCCTCAAGGAAGCGGCGCGGTACAATTGATTCAATCACGGGTTAATAATTATTGGAGTGTTAACTGTAATTTTACTGGAGGTGATACTCCTAATAGTATGGTAGATGGACAATATGCTTGTGTAGCTACCGTGGAAGATGCCGGTGCTTTAACTGCTACGTGTAATTTTACTTTAGATATACAAAGAACACCTTGTTATACTTGGAAATATACATGGACTGATAGTGGTGATTTTATATCACTTAACTATACTGATTGTGAGGGTGAACAAAGAAACATAGGATTTTTTGACACCAATCCGGGAGGACTTGGTAATACTGGTAACTACGTATGTGCTCAAGACACTACTTATACACAAAATAGTTTAGGTACTAAGTTTACTAAACTAGCATTAAATAATCCTGATCCATTCAACACTTGTAATGGGTTGTAATAATGGATAAAAACAAGTAATACTAATAATATGGCTGCTATAATAGAAGTTAAATACTTCAATACATTTCTTCTAAAGAAAGTAAACCAAACAATTTCAACTCCTAGTTATGGAAACATACCTTCTTGGAATGGTTCTATGGGTATACCCGCCGCTAAAGGAGGTTATCCTATATCTGCTGCAGATGTTCCTAAAAATTGGGTTATAGAAGAATCTAGAATTAATGGTGGTTATAATAATACTTCAGTTTCTTTTGGTGCTAAAGCTTATTTAGTAGAAGAAGAACCTAATGGGTCTATACGTGGAAACTCTTTAATATATTCAGGTATATTTAATTCTAGAACAGGTATAAATAACACCAACGTGTTTTCAGTTGGTGATAACATAGTTAAATCTGTAGACCCAGCAAATGGATCTATACAAAAACTTTATGCTGAAGACACTAATTTAAATATATTTCAAGAATTAAAAATTAGTAGAGCTTTAATTGATAAAGACGCTATATATTCTGCTGAAGGCGGTGGAACTGTTACTAGTGCTAATCTTGTTATTGGTGCTATTCAACCTTACGCGGGTAAATACGGTATTAGTAACGATCCTACAAGCTTTGCGGTATACGGTACAGATAAGTATTTTACTGATAGAAACAATGGAACTGTTTTAAAATTATCTGGAGGTTTAGTTGAGATATCTAGAGCTAATATGATAGATTATTTTAGAGATAGATTAGGATCAGGTATTACAGTAGGTGGAGCAACAGGAAGAATTATAGGTGGTTGGGATATACATAATAAACAATATTTAGTATCTACACAAGAACCTGGAGCACAAGCTGATACTTTAGAGGGAGGATATGAAACAGTAGCTTTTGATAACCTTGTTCAAGGTTGGACTAGTTTCTTTACATATAAACCAGAATTAATGTTTAGTTTAAACAATAAATTTTATAGTACAAAATTTGGTAGTTTATATCAGCATTATTCTCAAGGTGTAAATAGAAACTTGTTTTATTCTAATGAAGGTCAAACTATAAAACCTACTTCTATAACTTTTGTTTTTAATGCTAACCCAAGTTCATCAAAAACATTTAAAACAGTAGAATATGAAGGAACAAATGGTTGGCAAGTTAATTCTTTTACTTCTGATTTAACAGGAGAAAACACGGTAACAACAAATTCAAACTGGATAAATTTTCAAGATACAACCGCTCAAGTATATAGTTATACTCAGGGTCAATATGATTCAGCAGGTAATGAATATCCAAACGCAACTGTTCCACCATTTTTCTATGCTGGATTTAATAGGAAGGAAAACAAGTATGTAGCTAATCTTATTAATAATAGTAGTGCTGCTCCTGGTGAAATAAACTTTGGTAGTTCTATATCTGGTATTAAAGGTTTTGTAGGTACAGTTACAATAGCTACTGATACAGTTACAAATAATGGAGGAGAAAAAGAATTATTTAATGTTAGTAGTGATTTTATAGCTAACAATGGATATTAAATTAAATTAAATGAAATTAAAAAAAGCAACAGCTGTAGAAGCTTTGCAGAAATTAATGTTTGAAGGTAAAGAAGAAGATGGGTTTTATGGAGATGGTAAAGCAATAGCAACAGTACCTGATATACCAATAATACATAATTTTGCAGATCAACTCTACATAAGACAAATGAATTTAAAAAAAGGACACGTTATTCTAGGTGCAGTTCATAATCACCTACATGTTTGGTTTTTATTAACAGGTTCAGTTATTATAAATAATAATGGTGAAAAGATAGAGCACGTAGCTCCTTGCTATACTGTATCAGAACCTGGTTCACAAAGAATTATTTTAGCTTTAGAAGATTCTATATTTGTAAATGTTCATAAGAACCCTACAAATACAAAAGATATAGCTGAATTAGAAAAAGAAATAGTCTCTATGACAAAGGAAGAATACAATAATAAATATAAATAATATGAGTTTTTTATTAGGATCCGCAGCAATAAGCGCGGGTACAAGCATACTCGGTGGTATCATTGGTGGTGGTAAAGCTAGAAGAGCAAGGCGAAGAGCTGCTAAGAAATTAAAAGCGATGAATGCTAAAATGGCACAATTAGAAGCTAATAGACAAGAAATCATAAATCCTTATGAGGATTCTACTAATTTAAGTAGTATGATGAGTAATCCTATGGCTAATCTTGCTGTAGCTACTCAAGCTACTGAAATGCAGATGGAAGAAACTGATCAAGCATTGGCCAACACATTAGACACTATAAGACAAACAGGTGGTGGAGCAGGTAGCGCAACAGCTTTAGCTCAAGCTGCTTTACAATCTAAGAAAGGTATTGCTGCTAATATTGAGGCACAAGAAAAATCTAATGAAATGGCAAAACAGCAAGGAGAACAAAGACTTCAAGACGCTAAAATAGCTGAAGAAAAAAGAATGCAGGGTCTTGATGCTGCAGGAAAACAATTTGTATTTGGCCAAAGAGAAGCAAGAGAAATGGGTCAATTAAATAGACTACAATCCCAAATAGATAACATGCAAGGAGTTAAAGCTAGAGCTGAAGCTGATCAAACAGCTGCTCTTACTGGTGCTATCTCTGGAGTAGCGGGTGCTGCTAGTTCATATTTTGGAGCAAAATCAGGAAGTTAAAAATATAGGAAATGGAAAATCAAAATATACACATAAATTTATTAATAAAGCAAATGTTACAAAGTGATAACATGGCTTATGTTCCTGGTTATCTAAGCTCTAAAGTAAATATTGATTACGGTGTTTTAAATAAAGCATATCAAGACACGGGTAGAATATACGCTAAATTAAAAGCTAGTCTAGAAAAAGGTAGTTGTGGAGATTGTATCAAAGAACAAAAAATGTTAACATATTTAGAAAGTGCTCCTAAATTATCATTAGATTTTTTAAGTAATGTTATGGGTGAATTACAAATAGTAGAAACATCAAACTATGATCCTAACAATTACTTTGGATTCATGGTTGCTAATTGTATTATTACTAAAAAACCAGGTTTTTCTAAAACTGATGGATATGATATTGGTTTAAAATTATTAAACAATGGTACACAAGAATTAACTTTTAGTGGTCCTTTATTAAAAGAATCTTTAATTATTAATAGTGCTGCTTTACAAAGTTTATTAGACGCAGATACATCTATGGTAGTTGAAACTCCAGATATTAATAAAAATATGACAGAACTACTAGTTCAATCTGGATTATTTATGCCAGAAGATGTTGGTGAAGATGGTCAATTATCTGCTAGTGCTAAAATATCAGAAGAATTTATTTTAAAATTTAATGGTGAACCTGATTACGAAATAATTGATATTGGTGGTGGTAAAGGAAGAAATGTATTAAAATTTGATATGGATAAGATTGAAAGGAAAATACAACCTTTTATAAACGCTGAAGTTGCTGGGATTCTTTCAGCAGAACAAGAAGCCGTAGCAGCTTGGAATGTTTATTTAGCTAAACTAAGTAGTCCAGAAGAAGACGATCAAATGGTTCAAAACGCTAACGCTGGTGGTGAGTCTTGGTCTTATGAAAAAGATTTACCATTACATCAAGATAAAAAAATATTATTTGGAAAACAATATAAAGAATTTTTTATAAAAAATTATTTAGTACAATTCTTAACTAATAAACTACCAAGTGTAGAAGAAGATGCTGCTGTGTTTGATTTACAAGAAGGTATAGATGCTAAGGCTCAAAAAATAATGGGTGATAACCAATAAAATTAAATTAAATGACTAAACAAGAATACGTAGCAAGTTTAATAAGACAAGGCAACCTAAGTAGTCAAAAAATGTATGAGATGACTAAGGCTTGGGAAGCTGAAAATGCTGAACCAGAAGTAGAAGTAGAAGAGGTAAAGACAAACGATCCTGCTGTAAATGCGGAGACCAATGCAGGATCGAAAAAGAAATCGGTCTCAAAATCGGAAGATACTTCATCGGAATTATCAGAAGAAGAAAAAGCAGAAATAGCCGCTAAAGCTAAAGAAAGAACAAAAAGAATAAACTCTTTGTATCTTAAGTATAATGAAGACGGTAATCAAGCTGTTTCTGAAGAAGAAAAAACTAAATGGTTAGATAATAACACTAAACTACATAGTAACGAAGAAGTACAAGCAATTCATGATGAATCTAGTTGGACAGATTGGTCTTTAGGATTACTTCCGTTTTACGACTCTCAAGCAGAAATAGCTGAAGAAATGCAACAAGATGAAGAACTGCAGAAGTTTAAATATAATCAAGCAAATAAAAATTATATACAACAATCACAAGAAATAACTGCAGATAAAAACTTGTCTCAAGAGGAGAAAGAGAAAAAACTAGAAGAAATTAAACCTCCACCTTTAGTAGAAGATGTTGAGCAAGAAGTGGAAGTACAGGATACAGGTGATCAATGGAAAGATGCTTCAACTACTTTAAGTACAAAGACAGATGAAGAATTAAAAACATCTCCACTTTTTCAAACAGACGGTAAATTTGATCCTAAAAAATTAGAAGATTACAAAAATTTTATAGAGTTAAATGATTATAGAGAGCAGTTAAGTAATACTCCTATGAAAATAAGAGGAAAAGACAATACAGCTTTTAACATGCTTTATAAAAAGCTAACAGACAAATACGGTGAACCTACTACAGATGAGCATGGAAATGAGTTACCACCTAATATGCGTCCAGCTTATCTTGGTAAACATTTAGATAGTCTTAAAGTAGATATAACTAAAGATTACGATAAACTACTTGATGAAGATAAAGAATTAAAAAAAGAAGAAGGTTTTTTTGACAAAGAATATTATTTACAAAAAATATCAACAAAACAAGCTAATCCTGAAGCTGTAACAACAGCTCTTTCTTATTTACCTCAAGATTTTGCTGGAATTGAAAGTGGAGAAGAGTTGGATAAGATAATGAAAGAATCTTATGCTAATTTTGTTAAAGATGATCCAATTTTAAAAGCTGAATGGAATTCAATACAAAAAGCAGCTCAAGGAAGAATAAAAGCTTATCAAGATGAAATATTAAAAACAGCTGACTTAACAACTGAAGAAGGTGTTGCTGCGGCTAACTCTAAGCTTGAAGCTTATGCTAAAAAAATTACACTAGATATTTTTGAAAATTCAGACGGATACAATAAGAGAATAGCTGACTTAGGCTTGGTAATGGATAACGCAATGGCCAAGGTAAACACTGCTTATGAAAGAGACCAACGTCCTTGGTACGATGTTTTATCAATTTCTGATGCGTTAAGAGGTGGGAACACTGGCATTGAGGGTGATGATGGTATACCTTTTAATAATACTTTAGCAAATTTAATTGAAAGTATTGGTAAAGGTGGTGTGAATTTAGTTAGTTCAGGTAAAAAAGCTTGGGCAAGTGTAGAAGCGAAAGGTGTTAGACAGGTTCAACGTGAAATAGATGACATTAATGAAAGGTATGAAAAAGGCGAAATAGACGAAAAAACCAGAGATCAATTATTAAATAGTAAAAGAGGAGGAAAAGGTCAATTTAATTCTTTAATAGAAGAATTAATGGAAGATAAAAAAGATGTAGAAAAATTATTTGATAGTATTCAAGATGACGAAGCTTATACTAATTTATTTAATACAGCTGATTTATCGGATGGTATTAGTTTTCAAGAAGCTATATTTACAACAGGAGAAGCATTACCACAAATTGGTTTAGCTGTTGCTGGTACTCTTACAGGTAATCCAGTTATGGCTGGTTTAGGAACTGCTGCAATGTTTACTCAAATGTATGGAGATAATTATTGGTCAGCTTATCAAGAGGGTATTCAAATGGATGCTAAAGCTATGGGTATTGACTTAAACGCTTTGTCTCCTGAAGAAAGAAGAGAGTTTGAATTAAATGCTCTTAATGAAGGTAAGCATGCTAACATGGCTACTTCCGCAGCGTTTGCTGCTGTTATGACAGCTGCTGAACAATTTGGTGCTAATAAAATTTTAAAGCAAACAGAAAAAGCTTTAGGATTAGGAACTGGAGGATTAGTATCTTTTTATAAAGGATCTTGGAGAGAAGGTGGTGAGGCATTATTAAGAGGAGCTTTGAATAAAGCAGAAGCTGGTGCTACAGAATTTGCTACAGAATGGGCTCAAGAAGTATTAGGTCAAATAGGTACAGGTTTACAAACAACAGGTAGAATCGGAGATCAATTAGATTGGGGAGCTTCATTAGAAGCTGGTAAAGCTGGTGGTGTAGTTGGTGTTATGATACCGTTTGCTAAAGCTGTTAGTCAACAATCAGCTGTAGAAATAAGAAACGTATCAAGAGATGTAGCTATAAAATTTGCTCCAAACTCTAAATACGGTAAGTTTGCTATTGAATCAGAAAAATATTTTGAAGCTGCTCAAACAAATTTAAATAACAAACTAAAAAATAATCAGCTAACAAAACAACAGTATCAAGAAGAATCTCAAAACCTATCAGATGTTAGAAATTCTCGTTTAAAAATAGATCCAAACGCTGGTCCAGATATTAGAGCTAGACAATTAGATTTAATGGTTGAGCGTAATCAGTTAACGCGTGAGATTAAAAAGATGGACGATCCTGATTTAACAGTTGAACAACAGGAAAGATTAAACCAAGTTAAAACTCAATTAAGAGAAGTTGTAGCTGAGCAAAACCTATATAATAAATCTGGACAAGTTAGAAAAATGATTCAGAACGCTGGGAAGAAAGATGCTCAAGGTAACCCAATGATTGAGTTTAGAGATGTTCAGACAGCTAAAGAAACTCAAGAAGTTGCTGATCAATTAGAAAAAGAAGGATATACTAAAGCCGCAACAAGTGCTGCTCATGGCGTGCAAATGATAAATGAAAAAACTGGGAAAGAAGTTTTACTTATAAATAATGAAGTAGCTTCTGGTAAAGGTGGTTTTGTAGGTAATGTTAATGTAGGAGCTCATGAATTTCTACATAGTGTTTTAAAGAAAACTTTACAAAATAATCCAGACGCAGCGATAGAAATGTCTAATGAAATGCGTGGTCATTTTAAGAAATTATTAGACAGTGGAAAATTAGACATGAACTCTGAGTATGCTTTAAATCTACAGCAATACATGGATAAACCTCCAGCTGAGTTTGCAGAAGAAGCTATGACATTATTTGCAGATGGTTTAGCAAATGGAGATATAGTTTTAAATGAAAGTAATTTACAAAAAATTAAAGATGTTTTAAGAAGGTTAATGCAATCGTTAGGTATTAAAAATGTAGAGTTTAATACAGGTAAAGATGTAGTTAACTTTTTAAAAGATTATAATAAAAGCGTTGAAAGAGGTAAACTAAACAGAGCTCAAAAGAAATTATTAGATAAATCTGCTAAAGGAAAATTATTAACAAAAGAATCTAAAGATACAAAAGAATCTAAAGATACAAAACCTAAGAAATCTAAAGCTGCTCCTAAAAAACCTAGAAAAGCTCAAAGAGAAGATCCATACCGTGATGCAAAAACTAAAAAGGAAGCAAAAGCTATAGAGAGAAGAAGAAGAAAAAAATTAAAAGAATGGATTGATGGAGATCCAAAACTAGAAGCAACATTTGCAGATTGGATTGGAGGAACTAAATATTCAAAAGCTCGTGAAACAGCTGGAATACCTCAAGCAGAATTAGATGCTATGACACCTAATCAAAGACGAGCATTAGAAGGATATTTACCTTATGAGTATAGAAAAATACCAGGCCAAGGTATGGAAGTAGTCTCTCAATTTGTGGGTAAAGGAGAAGCAGTGGCAGCGTTAAAGAAAATGATGGGGCAGACTAGAGATGGTTGGATGGGTATGACAAAAGAAAAATATTCTATAGCTAGAACTAAACAAACACCACTTGAGGCTATAAATGATTTAATACCATCTGAGATAAAGACTAAAGATCAATTTGATACTTTCATGCGGGATAATAAATCAGCTAAAGCAATTGCAGACGCGTTAATGCCTGGTGGAGTTATAAATAATCTTATAAGATCTCAAGAAACTAGTAGAGAGCAAGGTGATAAAATGATTGATGAGATGTATGAACGTATATTCAACTTCAATCCTGAGGCGAAAAGAACTGATGGCACTACTGTAGGACCAAAAGGATTTGGTGAAGCAATATTTGCTAATAGCAGATTTGCTAAAATGGTGGCAAATAAAGCGTTGTTCCAAGAAAGCGAAAAGAAAAAGCAAGAAAAGAGACAAGATGACACTACTAAACAAATAGTAGATAAAGGCGAAGTTTTAGATCTTGGTCCTGCTAATGAAGGTTATGTGTTGGCTCAAAAACCTAGTAAAACTACAGGTTTAGATTCAAAAACTGAAGATGCTATTACTAAAGCTGTAAATAAGACTTTTAAAGGAGAAGACATTAGATTTGCAGATACTAGAAACATACCTCAAGAAGTAGCTGACATTTATGGTAAAATGTTTGGAATAAATCCAGAAACAATAGTTAATAAGAAAAGAAATTTTCAAACAACTGATGCAGAAGGTTTAACTAAAGCTAAACAATTCTTACTTAAAAACGCAAAGAATGATTTTGATAGATTGCCAAAAGTTCAAGATGATACTGGTAGAGGTACATTTGTTCCTAAAAATGTAAAAGATGCTTTATATACTGATGGCAAATTAACCGGTAGTTTAAAAGATTACATGGATCTTATTAGAGAAAAACCAGTTAAACCTATATATAGAGATCGTGTTGGTCAAACTATTAGAGGATTATTAGGATTACATATTAGAAATCGTGTACTTGAAACAGCACAACCCGTTCAAGGTAAAAGAATACAATCAGGTGCTAAGTTTAGTATTGCTAGAAAAAAATTAACAGGTACAAAAGCTATTAACGCTTTGTTAGAAGAAAAAGGTAATGTTGAAACTAATCTAGAAAGAAGAGTTATTAACAATAAAGATTTTGTTGAGGATTTTGAAAATAAATCAGGATTACCAATTTTTATAACTCAAAAATCTAGTAATTTTACCAATGGTAAAAAAGCTGGAGGTAAAGGTAACGACTTAGTTATAACGGAAGAGCAGCATAACAAACCTGCGCAACAAAAAGCTAATAAGCTAGCTATTGCTAAAGGTACTAGTTATAGTCTTCGTGATGCTAGTAAAAAAGCAGCAGCAAAGTCTGATTTTGAGAAAAAAGATCAAAAATATAAAGACGAAAAAGGTAAAACTAAAACTAGAAAAGTTTATGTTACTAGTCAAATAAATGTAGTTACAGGTAAACCATTTACATCTCAAGAATTAAAAGATATTGAACTTGTTATGGGAGGTAAAAACCTTGCTAACATTGAAAAAAATCTTGAAAATGAAGCTGCTTTAAAAAGAGGTCAAGCTTTGATTATTAATATCATGGCTGCCCAGTATAAAAAATTAAAATCAAATCCCAAAACAGCAGCAGAAGCAGATGTTCTATTACAAAACTATAAAGAATTACTTTATAATAGTAATTTAAATAGTAATATGGGTAGAAACATGGCTGCTACTATAGGTAAAGAAAAAGGAATTGGAAAAGGTAATAAAACAGAAGAGCATACTTATCAAGCTATTAATTTTGCTTATAGAACTTTAGAGGCTATAAGTGATATAACAAACCCTCATTACGAAGCAAATTTAAAGGGTTGGACTAAATGGGCTGGTAATAATTATTATCAAATAATTTTAACTAAAAAAACTGATAAAACATTAGATCAAACATATGACAAAGATATATTTGATGCGGGTAAAGATTTAACTAAATATAATCCTAAATCCAAAGAATATCCTTTGTTAAAAGAAGCACTAGATAACGCTTTTGAAACCGGTGATTGGAGTAGCATACCTGATTCGGATGTTAGATATTTTAACCCATATGTAAGTATTAATCCTAATACAAATTACCGTAATGATGTAACCTACGCAAAATATTATGATGTAGAAGTACCAAAGAAATTACTGAAAAATGCTAACGCTGTACTAGCTCAAAAACAAGCTTTATATAGAATAACATCTAAGACTATGCGTCCGGCTAGTGCAAAAGCTCAATTAACATTAAAACTTAAAATTGCTACAGCTAAAGAGTCTAGAGCTAGGGTTAATAGTAAAGTAGCTAGTCAAATTTTAAAACCAAATCAAACTACTCAAGATCAAAAAAGAATAATGTTAACTTCTCTTGACACAAAAGTTAATGCTTTTAAAATAGATCCAGAACCTAAAGGTATAAGTGTTTTTGATTTTGATGATACATTAGCTAAAACAAAAGAAAAAGTTATAGTTATTGATAAAAATGGTAAACGTAGTAAAATATCTGCTAGTCAATTTGCTGTTGACGCTGTCACACTTGAAAAACAAGGTGCTGAATTTGATTTTAGTAACTTTGAAGGAGTATCTAAAGGAACTAAAAAAGGTCCATTAGCAGATCTTGCTTTAAAAAGACAAGATAAGTTTGGTAGTAGTAATATATTTGTATTAACCGCTAGACCTCAAGTTGCTGCTACATCAATAAAAACATTTTTAGATGGTATAGGATTAAATATACCTTTAGATAATATAACTGGTTTAGAAGATGGATCTGCTCAAGCTAAAGCAGATTGGGTTTTAAATAAAACAGCAGAAGGATTTAATGATTTTTATTTTGCTGATGATTCTTTTGCTAATGTTGCTGGTGTTAAAGCTGTGTTGGATGGAGTTGATGTTAAAAACAAAGTACATTTAGCTAAACAAAGTAAAGCTCGTAAATTAAATAAAGATTTTAATAAAATATTAGAAGAAGTAACTGGAACTAAAGCATATAAAAAATATTCTACAGTTAGAGCTAGATTAGAAGGAAAGAAAAAAGATGGAGGACTTGGTAAAAGAGTTGCAAGACAATTTACGATAACCCCATCAGCTGATGATTTTGCTGGTTTAACATATGCTTTTAGAGGAGTAGGTGAACAAGGTAATAGACATCAAGCATGGATAGAGAAAAATCTTATAAAACCTTATAATAAAGCAGAACTTGAATTAATGACTGCTAAAATAACTCTTGCTAACGATTTTGCTGCTCTTAAAAAACAATTTCCTAGTCTAAAAACTAAAAGAAACATGGCTGGGATTAAAAGAAATCCTTTATTAGATCAAATAGGTGTTGGACCATATACTAAATCACAAGCAGTAAGAGTATATATGTGGGCAAAGCAAGGTATGGATATTGAAGGTATGTCTAAAAGAGATGTTAATGCTTTGGTTAAAGCTGTTAAAGCAGATAATGAATTACAAGTGTTTGCAGATGAGGTTATATTAATTATGAAAGACGGTAAATACCCACCACCATCAAAAAATTGGTTGGCTGGAGATATGAAGTCTGACATATTAAACGTTTTAGACAAAGGATTTAGACAAAAACTGATGGCTGAGTTTAATGAAAACGCAGATATTGTATTTAGTCCAGAAAATTTAAACAAACTAGAAGCTTTATACGGTAGTACATATGTAGAGGCTTTACGTGATTCTTTAAGAAGAATGAAATCTGGTAGTAATAGACCAGTTTATCAAGGTGGAGGATCACGTATGGTTAATGATATGCTTGACTGGCTTAACGCATCGGTTGGTGTTACAATGTTTATAAATCAAAAATCTGGATTACTTCAAACACTGTCTGCGGTAAATTTCATAAATTGGGGTGATAATAATATATATGCAGCTGCCAAAGCTTTTGCAAGTAAAGATTATTTCCCAACAGTATTAAAACTATTAAACTCTGATTACTTAGTAAATAGACGTGATGGTTTAAAAATCAACGTAAATGAGGCTGAGTTAGTTGATGCTGGTAGACAAGGTGGTTTCCAAGGTATGGTAAGCTACTTGCTTGATAAAGGTTTTATTATTACTAGAATAATGGATAGTTTAGCTATCGCAAGTGGTGGAGCTACATTTTTTATAAATAGGAAAGCTGCAATGCAGAAAAGAGTTAATCCAGAAACTGGGAAATTATATACAGAATCAGAAGCTGACGCAAAAGCTTTTGAGGATTTTTATGCAATTGCAGAAGAAACTCAACAATCTAGTAATCCAAGTAAAATATCACAACAACAAGCTAGTATAGCTGGACGTGTTTTATTATCTTTCCAAAACGTTACAATGCAGTTTAATAGAAAGACTAAAAAATCTATATTAGATTTTGTTAAAAGACGTAGAAAACCAGGTATGACTCAACGTGAAAGTGATATGAGTAACCTTTCAAGCGTAATGTATTACGTTGGTATGCAGAACTTAATATTCCACTCTTTACAACAAGCTTTATTTGGAATGTTATTTGAGGGAGATGAAGAAGAAGAGAAAGGAAGAGTAGCAAGTGTGGCAAATAGCATGTTAGATTCTTTATTATATGGTCTTGGATTTGGTGGCGCAGGTATTGCTACAATTAAAAATCTTGTAATGAGAATGTACGATGAAACGCAAAAGAAATCTCCAGATTATGAAGATCCACTTTGGGATATATTTGATGTATCTCCAGTTATAGATAGTAAAATTAGAAAACTTAGACAAGCTGCTAAATCTTTTAGTTGGAACATGAAAGAAATAAAAAGAAGAGGTTGGAGTTTAGATAATCCTGCATATTTAGCTATTTCACAAATTATATCTGCGGCTTTTAATTTACCTATGGATCGTGTAATGACTCTAACAAACAATATGCGTAATGCAATGGATGAAAACACTAGAATGTGGCAAAAAATAGCTTTAGTTTTAGGTTGGTCTCCTTATATTTTAGGTTTACCTTACTGGGGAAGACAAAGCACAATAGATCAAGAAGCAAAAGAAGACGAAAAATTAAAAGAAAATTATAAAAAATCAATTCAAGTAGTAAAAAAGAAAGGATTTACTAAAAAAATCCCATTATCAGGACCAAATCATTATAAGCCGACAGGGGTATATGGTGTTGATTATATGCAAGTAGAAAAACCTGACGGCACAATTCAATATTATGTAAAACCATGAAAAATTTAATTACAATATTATTTCTATCACTATGTTTAACAGCTAACTCGCAAGAAAGATGTGTAACGGTTAAAGTAGAAAAAATCGAGGACTACCGAGTAAGAATTACTAAAACTGATACATGTAAAAATGTTGTTACAGTAACTACTATGTTAGAAAAAGACTGGAGATCTCGTAAAAAGAAAAGAAAAAACCGTAAAAAGAAAAACTAAATGAAACAAATTTTACTTACTCTTTGTTTACTTATCACGTTTAATATAAGTGGACAAGAAAAGAAAAAG